GATGCGCGGGCGCGGCAGATAGACGGCATGGGCGGTCAGCGTCAGGCTCTCTCCCGACGGCAGCACATAGGCAAACTCAAGCGCGCAGGGATCGCCGTTGATCGCCTGGTTCACCAGCACCTGATCGGCAAACCGCACCTCGACCCGGCCGGTAAGTGCAGCGATGGATGGGTCCGCCCCATCAATGCGCCCGTCTGAGCGGATGGTCTCGACCCGGTCTAGGGCGTTGGCATAGGTGATCTCGGCCGAGACGATATTGCCCAAGCTGCTGCCGTTGCGGGTAATCGATCCGTTGAAGTGGCCGAAGCGCTGCAAACCGAGATCGGCCAGCGTGCCCGCAGCGGATGCGGCGGCGATACTCTCGCCCTGCGCCACAAGGCTGGCGGTTGCGGTCAGCAGACCCGAGCGCTGCATTTGCCAAGACAGCGTATCAAGCACGCAGCCCGAGTACATTGCAAAGCGCGGGATCTCCGGCATGCCTGTCTCGATCGAGAGCGACGGCAACGTCCAGCCACCGGAGCGAAACTCGTGGGTCCAGGGGGTTTGCGCCCCGGTGGTGATCGGCTGGCCAAAGGCTGCCTTCAGCCAGAAGCCAAACGCCTCCGCATCGATAGGCACGACCAGATTGCCGTCCGCCGTCACCGCATCCTTGATCGGTGGCAGCGGGTCGCGGCCGTAGCCCAGAAGCTCGCTGTTCAGAAGCGGCTGTTCCGCCCCCAGCGTCGCGCTGGCGAAGGGCATGCGGGTAAAACCGCTGGCGGGCGGGGTGCCATAGGTCGTCTCGAACGCAAGCGCCATCTGCGCCCGCGCTCCTTGAGCTCGTGCCATGTTGTTCTCCTTATTGTCGGGTGGGTCAGGCCAACGGGTCTGACGTTGAATAATGCAGAATGACCGTGATGATCGCGGCCTTCAGGTTGGCCGCGCCCTCGACAGGTAAATCCACCGGCTGTGGTGCTTCCGCCTCGATCCAGTCGCAGCGTCCGCCCAGCGTTCTGTCGGCACGGATCACCGCGCCGATTTGGCCGCAAAGTGCAGCAAAGGCAATGTCGCGGTCTGCGCCCTGAACGATGCCTTCAAGCTCGCTGCGGTGCTGGTAATGGTATCGCAGCGGGGAGAGCGTCACCGCAGGATCGCCGGGATCGCCATCGCGCAGGATCATGAGGCCGACCGGTGGAATACGCTCGGGCAAAACTTCACCGCGCAGCACTGGCACATACGGCACCGTGCGCAACAGGTCGGCCAAGGCGGTCAGTATGGTTTCGCGGGGAGTCATCCGATCTTTCCTTCTACCCAATTCGCCACGATCGCTGCCGGTATTTCCGCCTGCGCCCGCTCTGCATCCCGCGCTAAATCCAGCCGTTTCCGGAGCTTGACCTGCGGCACCAGCAGGAAGATCGGCACAGTCGCCACCCCGCGTCCGGTCTTCGACCGGCTCGCCACCGCGCGGCCCTTGGTATTCAGCCGCCCCTCGGCCACCAGCAGACTTGGCCCCCGGCGGCGATAGATAAACCGCAGACGCAACCCGGTACGACGTTCCCATTCGCCGGGGGTGATCCGGCCGCCCCTGGTGCTTTTGCCAGCGGCAGCAGTTGGGATCGCCAGCCAAAACCCATTCTTGGACCGGATCAGCGGTCCGGTGTCATGCGCGCCGATGATCACCGGCGCGTTGGACCAGACCAGCGCCGCCGCGTTCAAGCTGTCGCCGGATTTGGGGAAGCTGGCGAGGCGAATGGAGTTGCCAAGTCGGGAGCCCAGCCCCGCGCCGGTGATCTGCGTACGCCAGGCAGATTTTAGGCCCGTTCCAGCCTCGCGCATCGCGGCCGTCACCGCACGCTCCCCCGCCGCGACCTCCGCCGCCATCATGGCGACGATGTCGGGGGCTATTTGGAGCCGCAGTTTCATGCTGGCCTCAGGTCCACGGTCCAGACCAGCCGTTCGCGATCGCGGACCGGCTCGCCTTGAATGAGGAAGGCCTCACCGTCGATCTCGATCCGGTCGCCGGGCCGCGGGTTCGGCACTTCAGCCACCTGCAGGTCGACACGGGTGGTTTCCGTCCAGAGCCGGGCATCGCCGAACTCAGTGACGTCATCGGCGCGTCGGGCAATGAGGCGCACCAGAACGGGCGCGCCGCCGTCGGCGATATAGACGGCATCGCGCCCGATGTTGCCATCGGCGAAGAGCGCGCCGACAGCGGCGGCGAAGGCGGACATCACGTCCGCCGCGCCGAGCGGAGCACCTGAGGGCGGGTGCAGATTGGCAGCGGGTTGCTTTCAATCTCCAACCGTACCCATTCGTCGCGATCCCGGTCCGGGATCATGCGGGCGTAGAGCGGCTGACCCAGCGTGTTGACCGTCTCAAACGTGTCGGCGGGGGCGTGGTAGATTTCGAACAGCCCCTCGACGCCTTCAGGATAGAAATACGCCTTGTCGGTCGGCACGCCAAATCCGAGGCCGCCACGGTAGCGGTGGAAGCTGATGCCACCAAAGCTGACCGCTTCCCCGACACGCCCCCGCAGATCAGCTGCAGCGGCCGTATTCAGATAAGTCTCTCGCACTTCCTTGTGGGCGACAAGATCAGCAAAGAAGGCCGAACCGCATTCGGCGCGAAGTTGCACCTGTCCAGCGGCGAGCCCGCCAAGACTGTCCTCAACAGTTTCGATCAGGGCTTGGCAGCGTTTGCGCAGCGCCCCCGAGCCGGGGGTGGCATTGTCGAGGTCAAAATCCACTTCCGCCGCAGGGGTGATGCCAAACTCGGTGTAGTAGTTGATCACGGTCGCACCGTCCTTGGGGTCTTTCACCACCCCTTGAATCCCGTTGAAGAGATGGAACTCAAAGGTGGCCTCGGCGTCATTCCTGAGCCGCCCCATCTTGCGCGCCACCTCTGCCTGCACCTGTTGAGTTGCGGTTTCCGAGCCAAAGTCACGGATGCCCTGGATCTCTGAGGCCCAGAGCACATCCTGCTTTTTAAACTGTCGGCAGACAAAGGCCCGCATGTCGCGCCGTTCAGGGACCTGTTGTTCGTAAGCCGAGCCGCGCTCCGAGAACGGGATCAACGACAGCGTGCCATTGCGGCTCTCAATCATAATCGTACGCGCCCGCACACCGCGCGCGCCAAACAGGTTTGCCCCTGACAAGATTGCAGGTTTGAAGGGGATGTTTTCGAGCGCGCGGGTCAACTCGATGATGCTGAAGGCGTCGCCTTCAAAGATGTCCATGGTGGCCATGAGCCGACCTCCTATTCAGGTGGGGATGATGGGTCTGCGCCGATCGCTCAGCGCAAAATGATGCCAAGGGCTGCCAATGCCGTGATGGCAGCAGTGATCTGCGCCTCAGTGGCGCCCTCGGGCAGGATGATCTCGTGGCGGTTCACGATGGCAGGGCCGCGCAAGATCACTACGCTGGCCGCGTCGGCGTCCGTTGCATCGATCGCAGCCCAGAGGATGCCGGCCGCGTTTTGGCTGCCATTTGTAGCTGCAGGTGCGAGGCCGGTGTATTTACCACCCGTGGTGATTTTGCCGAGCACTGTGCCGGGGGCAAGTTTGCCCGCGCCAGAAGCGACTGTGATGGTTTCACGGGTATAATCGCGCAGCACTTCCCAGACGAGGAAGCCGCCCGGATGTGGGCCTTCAGTGAGCGTGGTCATGCAAGTTTATCCTTTCAACTTGAAGGTGCGGGCGATGACGTCGCCCCAGGGATGGGTGGAACCAGCCCGGCCCGGCTGGGCATGGGCGTTGCTGATATCAGGATCGGTATCTGCCGTGGCAGCCAGAAGGGCTGCGCGAATGTCATCAAGACCTCTGTCCTCTTCCAAGAACCGTCCCGCCATTTGCGGCTGACCGGCGAGGCGGCACAGATCAATCACAGAGCGCGCATGCGCGATGGCTTCAGCGCGGATGGCGCTGGCGTCGGGAGCAGTGTTGGCAACTCCAACAGTGCTCCGTCCCTCAGAGGGGGGAGCTGGTTCTGGACCCAGATCAAAAGTCTTGTCAGCCGCAAGAGTTTCTGGATCCGGCGCGGGTTCCGCGTCTGGACCTGCTTCAAGGTGAGCCCCAGAAGCTTCGACGCTCTCATTGGGTTCCGTAACGGTGGAACCGGCCTCACGCGACGGCGGATCGCTGATCTGAATACCGTCGTGACTATCAACAGTTTCACCCACTCCAGCCTCTGCCGCCTCGACGGCCTCGACGGCCTCGACAAGCACTGGCGGTGCATTGCGGAAGCGTCCGATGTCGAAGCTGGCGGCAATACGGACTGGCTCTGCCATGCGCGTGGCCAGTCCCAGATCCAACGCATCCTGTGCATCGAACCACGTCTCAGCGGCCATCAGCGCTGCAATTTCAATCTCGGGCTTGCCAGATTTGGCGGCATAGCCCCGGGTCATGCTGCCCGCGATCTTGTCCAGTGTTTCGGCCATTTCACGCATGTCAGTGGCCGTGCCCATGACAATGCCAGAGGGATCATGGATCATCAGAAAAGCGTTCTCAGGCATGATGATCTCGTCACCTGCCATAGCGATGTAGCTGGCAGCTGAAGCCGCAATGCCGTCTATCCAGACCGTGACGGTGCCGGTATGACGCTTCAGCGCATTGTAGATCGCCACCGCGTCGAAGACTGAACCGCCCGGGCTGTTGATCCGCAAGGCCAGAGGCGTGGTATCCGGCAGCGCGCCCAGCTCCGCCAGAAACCCCTTGGCCGAGACGCCATAGGCTCCGATTTCGTCGTAGATCAGCACCTCCGCGCCCATCGCTTGGGTTTGGGCTTGGGTTTGGGCTTGGGTTTGGGCCCGGATCGTGTACCAGCTGTTCATGATGTTACTCCTGTTCTGTGGCGGGATCGGACGCCGTTGCGCCATCGTCCCGGTAATCACCGTTGCCATTGCCCGGGTCAGGACGGGTGGCGGGCGTGGCGCGCGCCTTGCGTCTCGCCAGGGCTGGTGCGGTACTGCAAACCCAATGCTGCAACGCGGGCCGCATCCGTTGCGTTTTCGCGGTCAATTTCCTCGACGTCGTAGCCCGTCGCCTCAACAACCTTGCGGCGCGAGACGATCCCGGCCTCCATCGCCAGAACCTGCGCCTGGATGTCCTTCAGCGGATCGACCCAATCCCAGCGTGGTGGGATCCAATTCACCGCACGGTACCGCGCAGGCGCGCCCGCAAAGTCTGGCAAGTCCAAGGCGCCCGACAGCACCGCCGTTTCCAACCAGCGGGCCCAAACCCTGCGACAAAGCTGATGCGCAACAACACCGTGCTGCAGCTGTTCAACCCTTCGGCGGAACTCGACCAATTCAGCGCGCAGGCTGGAATAGTTCGCTTGGCGCACGTCGCCCGTGACCAGATGGTAGGGCAGACCGAGCGAGGCTGAGACCGACAGCAGTGTCCGGTATTGAAACGCCTCATAGCCGCCGCCAACATCGGCAGGGCTGGAGAACTTGACGTCTTCGCCGGGCAACAACACCTGCAGAGTGCCGGGTTCCAGACTGACGGTGGCCCCACTATCGTCGGTCGCCTCGATTTCGCCCATCAGCTGCTCTTCGGGTGCTGTTTTGGTGATGAAGCCTGCGAACATCGCAGCCGTTTTCTTGCGGTCCAGTTCGGCGTCATCATATTGGTCGAGCAGAAACAACCGCACCATGGCAGGTGCCATGTGGGGCAACCCCCGGATTTGCCCCGCGTCAATGGGGCGGTAGATGTGCAGAACATCCTCGGCTGGCACCCGGGTCGTCAGCGGCACTGGCATGGTCTGGTCTGTGCTGTCGCCGGGGTGACGGCGCCGGAAGTGATAAGCCACACGCCGTCCGATCAGGTCAAACTCAATCCCGCAACGGATTGGGTTGCCGTTGGCGGCGGTCTCTGTCTTCTCGAAGGGAAGCATCTCAGACTGCAATAGCTGCAGCTGGATCGGCACCAGCAGGCCATCCTCGGACCGGCGCGGGCGCATCCGCACAAAGCATTCGCCAGCAACGAACATCTCGCGCGCCACCATCGCTTGCAACCCGTAGAAGTCGGTCAGACCGTCAGCATCCGCCTCATCGGTCCAGGCAAGCCAGAGCCGCTGCACCTGATCGCGCAGAGCCGGATCCTCGATCAGTGATGACGGCTTGATCCCGTCGCCCACCAGGTTCGACGCAAAAGCCTCACAGGCATTTGCCGCGTAGCCATTGGTCACCACCAGCTCGCGCGAACGCGCCAGCAGACGCGGACCGCCCGAAGCGACCAGCGAGTTGATATTCTCCAGGGGCGGTTGCCAGCCGCGCAGCCGTCGCTGCGACATCGCTCCTTCCAACCTGGCACGCACAACTACAGAACCGCCGGTGCCTCGGCGGCGAAAGGCATTGAGCCAGCCCATGCGTCACAGTCCTTTGGTGGTGATCACGCGCACCTGTCGGATGATCTTGCGCCCTTCGGCCGTCGCGATCTCGCGGTCCAGCACTTCGATGGCCCGGTCGATCTCGGCGATGCTGCGGTAATCCACGGTCTTGCCGTCATAGCTCACGCGGGCCACGCCAGAGGAACGTTGCGTCGCGAGAGTTTCGCGGCGGGAGCGGAGGTCTGCGGGCGTGGGCATTGAAAGATCCTGACGGTTGTTGTGCCGGTGGCAGACCATTGGCAACTGCGTTATGAGCAGACGAAGACCAATTCACCGGAGACACGACCATGACGCCCGACCAGATCCTTACCGCTTTCTCTGGACGGGAAGGTTTCCCGCGTGAAGCCATGGCTGCTGCCGGAGCAATCCGCGAGGATATGATCCCGCTCTTCCTCGAACAGATTGATCGTCTACAATCGGACGAAACCGAAGCGTTCAATGACGCGGATGTTTCGGCATTCCTCTTTGTCTACTTTCTGCTCGGCGAATGGCGCGACGCCCGCGCCTACCGACCGCTCACGGCTATGTTGCGCAAAGATCCCGACTTCCTCGACTTTCTGATTGGCGACGCGGTGACGGAAGGCACCGCGCGCGTGATAGCCGGGGTCTGCGACGGTGATCTCAAGCCGATCTTCTTGGTGCTCGAGGATCCAGCCGCTGACGAGTTTGCCCGCGGCCAGATGATCGACGCGCTCGTCATCATCGCCCGTGACCGGCCCGAGAGCCGCCCAGATGTCGTCGATTACCTTGAGCGCTTTCCATCGGCCGATTTCGACAAGCCGCAAACCCTCTGTGGCTCGTGGGCCTTTGCCGTCGCCGACTTG